GTAGAGGCGGGGAAGGATGAACGTATTTTCACTTATCCTCCTTTTTACTATAGTTATTCTTGGCCTTATCGTTACGGCTGAAATAATCTTTCCAAAGGTCACCACGAAACTTCTGGAGGGATTTTCTGCTAACAGCAAAGGCAGCATATGGACGACCTTTGTATCCGCTCGCAGTGATATTGGGCCTACACAAGAAGATTTCAATTATAAAAGAGACCCGAGATATTTCAATGACTATGCCGACGTCGGCCGTTTTGGAGGTGCCTACGATTTCTGTCGAATGATTGCTCCCGTGGATGACCCGACGAATCTCTTTTTCGCCTGTGCCTTGGCGGGAACGGATAACATGGATTCCACGACATTCAGAACACCCGGAACAAAAGACGGATTCCGAGTGAGTTATGACGATTATATGAGAGACACGAATGGCGACGGGCGAGCAGATTATTGTCGTATTCTTTCTTGGAAAGACGGCTCTTATCAGCCGGTATGCTCATATGCGAGGGATTTCGGATTTGACAGTGCAGAAAAGGTAGATTCCGACCCTCCCGCAAATATCAGCACAATGCTCACCTTTTACAATGGCTGTGCAATATGGCTGCGATTCAAGGGCGATTTACTGGATACTATGGAAAACGTGAAAACACAGGTTGCGGGGGGTCTTGTTATTGACGAGACTCCTCGCAGGGATACTTCGGAAGGACTGGAATTCAACGGAATCAACCAATTTCTCCGAATTTCCGATTCTTCCGATTTATCCATTGGCTTCAACGTTCCGATGCGCTCTATGCGTTCTTGGATGGTATGGGCATATTTTGAAGAATTTACGAACAATGCGAAAATCTTTGATTTCGGCAATGGCCCTGGAAAAGACAATGTATTCCTCGGAATTCTCGGCAAAGGCGATTCTGAGGCGGCGGGGACGGATTTACGCCCGCTTCTGTGCGGCAGCGAAAAATCCACCGTGCCTGACCATCCTTCAGGCCAACAACGAGTCGCCGAAATGAGTCCGAAACGTCTGATGGAAACGACGGATGCCAATGTGAATGAATATACATGCGGAGGATTTGAAGATTATCCAGAGAAGCTGAAGCCTTCCACGGTGGGGCCTATTGTTATGAAGAATACGGGAAAGGCAACGCTGTTGTTTGAAGTCTGGGACCAGCAATCACGGAAGATGCGTATTAAGGTGAATAGTGCAATTCCGCTGAAACGCTGGACGCATATTACGATTACTACGATGAGCGATGACGCATTCCGTCCGAATATATCGGTGTATATTGATGCCAAGAAAGTGTTTGAGAAGGAGAGTGGATGGCTTCCTGCAGCCAGCTCTATGACGAATTGTTATTTGGGTAAGAGTAATTGGTCTTCTTCCACAAGTCAATACGAAAATCGTGATGAATTGTTCAAAGGAAAACTGTTTGATTTCCGAGGCTATAAACGGAGTCTTTCGGATGGAATGATACAAGATTCATTTGAATGGGGCAAGGAGAGACTTTCCCTAACAAGCCTTCAGGAATCTCCTGTTACATTCTTGAAATGATTCCAGAAAACCCCTTAATCACTTGATACAGGAGGGGGCTACGCACGACGATATCGACGAAATCTCGTATAGAGCCGTCTTCTAAGTCCACAATCCCCCGAGTCAATCCAACTCCCCTATGCTCTCCGACACTCAAAAACATGGAGTCCATCTCTGCGTATATTTCATCCCGCCAGACATTCGGTAACGAAGAAATCCAATCGGTAAATCTACTCGTATATATGTGTGCACGAATGCGTAGGTCTTGATAAACGGAAGGAATCGCCACAGTCGTATTCATCCTTGCCTGCCCTAGCCATAACTATAAAATTTCCTTTAACATAGTAGAACAAAATGGCCAAGGGAACACGCAAGGTAGGCAAAGGATCAAAGAAGTCCACGAAGAAGACGGCGAAGCGCAAGCTTTCTCCCGCGCTCAAGGCGTGGAACGAGAAGGTGATGAAGAAGTACCGTGAGATGAAGAAGACTAACCCCAACGTGAAGCTGGGCGACGCCATGAAGGCGGCCAAGAAGGATTAAGAATCCTATAGAGGATTAAGAATCCCTTAAAAAAATATGTGATGATTCCATCATCCGTTATTTTTTTATCATTAGGCTTCTGTAAGTGCATTAAGGGAAGAAACAATAGAATCAGCAATAGTATCTGCAGCATCACCAATGGCAGCAGCAATCTCGGCATCCTGGGCAGCCTTAGCAGCCTCAGCAATCCGGGCATCCCTAGCATCCTGGGCAGCTTGGGCATCCCTAGCATCCTCGGCAGCCTGAGCAGCTTGGGCAGCAGCCTGGGCAGCCTGAGCTGCTTGGGCTGCTTGTAGGGTACGCTCTGCAACCGTAAGGCGTCGTGCCTTTGGCGGCTGCGATGCTGAATTTGCGGTAGCAGAAGCAGCAGCAGCAGCAGCCGCCTTCGGCTTCGGCCCAATCTTATTGAATTGCTTCCACTCCCACTTGTCCCCAATCTGCGGAACGCTACAGCTCTTCATCCGGCTCACGTTCATTAAGCTCTCATTCACATAAGTCCGCAGATTCTCATACTCCGTCATCGTCATCTCAAAGGCGGCATCGTCTGCTGGAGGCGTATTCACGATATTGTTCAGCATCATCGTGCTGGTATTCACAAACATCTCTAACACACCCCGAATAGCCAGATGCTTATTCCGCTTCAGCTCCCGCTTTGCCAGCTCCGTCTGCATCGCCTCCTTGCTAATCTCCTTCATCAGATACATCATACCCAAATCACCGTTGTCATCCACGTTAAATGCACCCTGATACATCTGGATACGCTGGTCAGCAATCTCCGCCGTCAGTCGGTGAATTGCCAAGACAATGCGCTGGGTGGTCGCACTCACTGTCTGTGTTGCCAGATGAATTGCCCGATAATACGGAACACCCCCACACGGCACATCACCAGCATTCCGAGGCGCCACGCCATTCCCTTGCTTCCGCAAGAACTCGTAGTAATGCGGATTGTGAATTACGCCATTTACCACCTGCCCCGTGACCCAAGAGAATGCTGTATGACACTCGGTGCAGAACATTTGGTCGCAGTTTCGATAGGAAGTCATATCTTTGCTCAAGAAGCGATGGTTACCCCCAACATTCCATCCGAAGTAAGTTCCTCGTCCAACCGGCTTTACGCTGATACTTGTCTTCAGCCAGTCCTTGTTTGGTGACGAATTTACACACTTCTTACGAGCAACTCGTGTGGGAATATCGGAGAGATTTTGGCCCGAGATACAAACTCTGTAATGAGGTGCATATGTCTTTGCTTCCACCCCTGGAAAGCTCACATTCTCCTTTTTCAGAATATCAACACTTACCACAAATCCTAGGCTACGAGCCAGAAGTTCAATCTGCTGGCCTATCTTATGATTAGACTGAGAAATCATAATACGCTTCCCATCTGAGCCAACATAACCATCTGTATCAACAAGTCCAGCAAGCAATTCCAAACGAGTTTGCCTGTCATTTACAAGATAGTCCTGAGGAATGTGCTTATTCCGAATCAGCCCATAGTGGTCAAGCTTATCTTTCAGGGTATTCTTGTTTGTAACACCCTTCTCATATACAACCTCTTCCCTAGGAAGGTCGCACAGGTTGCACTTCTTCTTTGAACATCCCTTGCATGTTGCAGATGTGGCACCACGAGTAATAGCTTCCCTCTTCCAGTTCTCGCCAGCACGACGAACACGGAAGCGATACATATCATCGTGGAGAAGCTCACACTCATTCCTCTTACACCAATCAAGAAGTGCCGTAACAATCTCGGGATCCTTTTCTGGGCAGCAGGCAAAGTCTACTCCGTTGTTAATTCCATCTCCAATCCAGACACCCATTATATAAGGGTCCAGGACTACATCCTTCTTTGGCCAATGAATAGAATCTCCCTTGTATCCATAGAGCCTGTCCTTTACAGCCTGAGAAAGTTTCAAATACTCTTCTACCACTATCTCTAAGACTTCTGGCAATTCAAGAGAAATCATATACATTTCAGCATCTTCAACTGTTGAGAATTGCTTTGACATATTTGTAAGAGTGATAGGATCAACCCACTTCAATGCGTGGCAATTATTTACTTTTGAGATAAATACATACGGTTTCAAAGCCAGCTTATGCTTGCTATTCACCGTATAAGATATCCCCTTCTTCTGAGTCACCTCATACATCTCATCCTCGCCTGAGCAGGTCTCCTGAACAATGCGAATCGTCCCATCGTCCCCCACCAGCTCATCACCCACAACAATATCCTGAGACATCTTTGTCTCGCCATTCCAAAGAAGAATCTCCGTATCAACTGCAAAGCACCCATCCACTTTACTGATACGTTCCCCACACTTCGGACAAGGCCGAGATTCCTTGATAATCAGTGCCACACTATCCTTCTGCCCAGGGTCACACGTATGCTCAGAATCCTTATCCAGACCCTTCAGCACAAGACAATCGGGACACGCCCAGCGTTGACACGTGCCACACTTGTAGGCGGTACTCAAGAATCCACGGCATTCTCCATCGGGGCACTTCATAATGAACTTCGCCCGCTCAGGAGTCGCCGCCTTCTCGCCCTCCGTCAGCGTCCAGGCGGGAGGCGGCCGCCCCTCGCTCTCCGCCGTATAGCGAGTCAGCTGTGCAGTGAGGCGATGC